TCGTGGCTCCGGGCGTCGGGTCCGCCTCCGTTCCTTTTCACTGGAGCCAGCTCTATGGACTTTCCGAGGATGCTCTACCGGGTCGGCGCGGAGGGGATGGCGTATCTGCGCGTGGCCAATGAGTCGGATCTGACGGAGGCGCTGGCCGGCGGGTGGCATCGGCGCCGGGTGGATGCGGAAGCGGCGGTCGCGCCGGCGGCGCCCGAGGCCGCGGCGGACGTGGCCGAGGCTGACGCTGACGCGCCGGCCGAGGAACCGAAGCGCCGCGGGCGCCCGCGCAAGGTGGCCGAGTAGCGCATGGCCACGATCGCCGACATCTGCCGGGACGCGGCCGAAGAAATCGGCGTCGTCGCGGCCGGCGAGACGCTGCACCCGAATGACGCGGCGGCGCTGCTCCGGCGTCTGAATCGCATTCTCGATCTGTGGAATGCGATCCAGCCGGCGTCGGTGGCGCAGCAGTTCGTGACGTACACGCTGGTGCCGAGTACGTCGCCGACCACGATCGGGCCGTCTGGCGCGACGTGGGCGCTGAACGTGCGCCCGGTGTCCATCGAAAGCGCCCAGCTCGTGATTGCCGGCACGCCGAACAGCTACCAGCCGATCACGTTGCGCGATGCGCAGTGGTGGGCCGCGCAGCAGGTGCCGGCGCTGACGGACGGGTATCCGACCGATCTGTACTATGAACCCGCGTGGCCGAATGGCCGTCTCTACTTCTGGCCGGTGCCGAGCGCGGCACGAGATGTCCAGCTGCAGATCCGGCGCGTGATCGCCCAGGTGGCGCTCACCGACACGTTCGACATGGCGCCGGGGTATCAGGAGGCGCTGACGCTGACGCTGGCCGAGAAGGCCGCGGCGCTGTTCCTCAAGCCGGTGCCGGAGGGGCTGTCCCGTGAGGCGTCGTTGGCGCGGGCGCAGATCTTCGCCAACAACGTGGTCACGCCGAAACTGATCACGCGCGATGCCGGGATGCCGGCCCAGGGCGAGTCGGCGACCTTCCCCACGTTCAACTATCTGATCGGGAGCTGATCGGGTGGCCGTGCTCGCCAATTTCGTCGGCGGATCGAACCGAGTCCGCTCGAAGAATGTCAACGACGAGCAGACGATCAACTTCTATCCGGAGGTGCCGCCGGGCTCGGCGAAGGTGCCGGGCTGGTTGGTCCCGACGCCGGGGCTCGAGCCGTTCGTGGTGCTCGACAACGCGCCGATCCGCGCCTTGTTCTCGCAGGATGGGCGGACGTTCGCGGTGTCTGGGACGAGCTTCTATGAGATCTTCCGGAATCGGACCGTGGCGCTGCGGGGCTCGACCACGCTCGACGGCCGGCCGGCGACGATCTCCAGCAACGGCACGAACGGCAACCAGCTGTTTATCACGTCCGGCGGGGTCGGCTACATCTACGACCTGACCACGAACGTGATCGCCCCGATCACGGATCCGGACTTCCCGAGTCCGGTGGAAATGGGGTGGTTCTCGGACGGCTACTTTGGGGCGCTCAAGCGGGGCACGAACCAGTTTCAGACCTCGGCGCTGTTCGACGGGACGGACTGGGACGCGCTGGACGTGTACCAGATCTCGACGACGAGTGATCTGGTGGTGGCGCAGGTACCGTTGCGGCGGGAGATCTACACGTTCGGGTCGCTCTATACGAGCGTGTGGCAGAACGTGGGCGCCTCGACGATCTATCAGCCGATCGCCGGCGTGTCCATTGAGCAGGGCGCCGGGGCGCCGTACGCCGCGGTGCCGCTGGACAATACGATCTACTTCCTGAGCCAGAACACGAACGGCACGCGGATGATCTTCCGGTTCAACGGCTACACGCCGGAACGGGTGAGCAATCACGCGGTCGAGTTCGCGCTGAACCAGTGCCCGCGTGTGTCGGATGCGATCGCGTGGACGTATCAGGACGAGGGGCACACCTTCTATGTGCTCTACCTGCCGGCGCCGCCGGTCGCGGGCTCGGGGGTGGACCATACGACGTGGTGCTATGACGTGGCGACGGGCCAGTGGCATGAGCGGGCGCACTGGTCGCCCGTGTCGATGGCGTGGTTCCCGCATGTGGGCCGGTGCCACTGCGCGGCGTGGGGGCTGCATCTGGTGGGCGCGCGCAATTCCGGCGCGATCTATCGCATGAGTCTGGATCTGGCCACGGAAACGCTGGTGATCTGATGCCTGCGCCGACGAATCTCACCGCGGCGACGGCGCTCGGCATCGATACGCTGCCGTACAGTCTGTCGCTCGACGTGTCCGGGGCGGTGGCGCCGGACTATGACGTGTGGTGGTCGTTCGCGTCGGCGGTTGATGGCGTCGTGGGCTTCAAGGCCGCCGCGGCGTCTGGCGCGGTGACGTACGCGCCTGAGACCACGCTGTGGTATGGCGCGCCGTCGAGTCTCACACAGGTGACGACGATCGGATCCGGGTCCGTGTCGGCGATTGATCGGCCGATCTACTTCCCGGTGCTGGCCGGCGTCACGTACTACCTGCGGATCCGTAACTCGCTGGGGTCGGCGCCGGATGTGCTGCTCGAGGTGTCCGCGGCGGCGGCGCCGAATGGGGCGGTGGCGCCGGGGTCGCTGCTGATTTCGACGGTCGATGGCGATATGCCGATCATTGCGCTTGATGCCGCGACGGGGGCCGTGTTGGGCTTCCCGGTGGTGGCGTTCCCGCCGGGCGGCGACTTCGCGGACATCCTGCCGTCGTCGGGGCGCTCGATCTGGCCGTTCGGGTCCAACGTGTTCCGGATCTACGATAGCGCCTTCGCGCTCGTGGCCGAGGTGTCGGGCTTCTCGGGCTTCGGGCCCGGGCAGGCGAAGCCGATCAGCACGAACCGAGACGCTACGTTCTATGTCTGCGCGGGTGGCTCGGGCGCCACGATGGCCAAGGTGCAGACGGTGAGTAACGCCGGCGTGATCGGCGGGACGACGTGGACGCTGGGCCATGCGAGCGTGATCAGCATCGCGCCGAGTCTCGACGAGGCCACGCTGTACTACACGGTGGAGCTCACGAACGCGGTCTATGCGTGGAATCTGGGGACGAATGCGGCGCTGCCGACGTTTGCGACGCACAGCGGATCGAACTGGCGCGCGGTCCAGGTAATCGTGCTCGCCGACACGTCGGTCTTGGTGCTCTGGGCGCAGTTCGCTTCCCCGTTCGAGGTGGAAGTCATTCGCTACAACGCGGCCGGCGTGGTCCAGAATACTTTCACGTTTGGGGCGACGACGCCGAAGCTGATCGCCCACGGCCCGGATGATCCCACGTCGTTCTGGATCTGGACCGTGGACAACTGGACGGCCACGTTTGAACGGGTGCGCGTGAGCGATGGCGTGGCGCTGGCGTCGTTCACGACGGCGCTGCAGTCCGGCCAGGTCTACGCCCGGGCGGACTATGCGACCACGGCGGTGGCGGATGCGTTCGTGCCGTCGTCCACGTGTCCGTTCCTGCTGTGGTACGCCGCGCAGTCGCCGTTGCCGCCGATCTTCCCGCTGCCGCCTCCCGGGCCGTCGCCCTCGGGCTATACGACGGAGACACTGATTCCGCGGCGGTTGCGGCGGGCGCCGCATCTCTCGCTCGAGCAACGGACGCGGTTCTATGGCACCGTCCAGGTCGATCTGGAGTGCGGCCGGGCCCTGGCGACGGGGCAGGGGCGCGATCCGCAGATCATGCTGCGCTGGTCGGATGACGGCGGCCATACGTGGTCGAACGAGCATTGGCGATCGGCCGGTCGGATGGGGCAGTACGCGCATCGGGCGCTGTGGCAGCGCGGCGGGCGCTCGCGGGATCGGATCTTCGAAGTGGTGGTGTCGGATGGTGTGCCTTGGAACCTCCTTCAAATGATCATGGACGTCGAGGAGGGCTTGGGATGACGCGGCTTGCGCGGCGGCGGGCCTGCGGGTCTGAGACCGACCCGAATGGCGTGCAAGACGTTCTCTCGTGGAGTCACGTACTCCAAATTCGAGAGTCGTGCGTCTTCCTTGTCGCCGTTCTTGTGGTTCACGTGATGGCCCGGCTGTCGTGGCCCAAGAAACTCCATCGCAACCAAGCGATGAACAGGGACGCGCTGCTGTCGCCCCTGTGCAGTCAGGACGACGGTGGTGTAGCCCATCGCGTTTCGGATCAGGCGCCGAATAGGCTGCGGCAGATGGGCGCCGCGGACGACTCTGACGCGGCCCAAGTCGGAGACGGCGTATCGCCCAGCGAACGGAGCCAGCGTCACGGGGCGCCATTCTTCGAGTTCGGCCGATGGCCGCGGTGGTCCGCCTTCGTCGGCCAGATGGCGCCATGTCTTCCGGCTGCGGATGTTGTGGATCGTGTCCGGGCTAACGTTGTAACGCGTGGCGAGGTCGCCTTGTCGCTCGCTGCTGAGGCGAATCAAGCGCACGTCTTCGGCGCTCAGTTTCGCTTTGCAGTTGCGTTCGCCGGGGTGGCCCTTTGGCATGGACGTAATTGTACCGAAGAGGGGCGCGGCTGATGGCCTATCCGCTGGAAGGGCATCCGATCGTAGACCCTCGCACGGGGCGCGTGACGCCGCCGTGGCTGGCGTTCTTCAACCTGCTCGCGACCTCGGCCGGCGGGGGCGGGGTGGCGCTGACTGGGCTGTCTGGGCCGGTCACGACGCCGCTCGGCGGGGGCGTGCAGCCGACGACGATCACGCCCACGGGTGTCACGCCGGGCACGTACGGCGATGCCGCCAACGTGCCGCAGGTGACGGTGAACGCGGCGGGCCAGGTGACGGCGGCGGCGAACGTGGCGATCAGCGCTGGGGCGCCGACGAGTGCGGAATATCTCGTGGGGGCGCTTTCGGGGGCGCTGAGCGCGGAACGGCTTGTGACGAACACGGCCACGGCGGCATGGGACTTGTCGACGCCGGGACAGGCGGCCGTGAACGTGCCGGATGACGCGATCACGAACGCCAAGCTGCGCGAGTCGGCGGCGGTGTCGGTCATCGGCCGGAGCGCGAACAGCACGGGGAACCCGGCGGACATCGCGGCCAGCGCGGATCAACAGATTCTCGGCCGGCGCGGGGCGGTCGTGGGCTTCACGGCCATCGAGGCGTTCGGCTACTGGTCGCCGCTGACGAACGGCGATCCGGTGACGCCGGAACTGATCTTTGCGGCGGGCGATACGATCGCGGTCTGGACGGCCACGCTATGATCCGGGGTCTACAGCATGTGCATATGGCTCGGCTCACGGAGGCGCTTGGGCCGTGGGTCGCGGCCAATCCTGGGTTGTTCCCGTCCGGTGGGGCAGCCGGTCCACAGGGGCCACAGGGCCCGGCAGGTCCCCAGGGCCCCGCGGGCGCTGATGGCGCGCAGGGTCCGGCAGGTCCGGCAGGTCCGCAGGGGCCTGTGGGCCCGGCAGGCCCGGCGGGCGCGAACGGCGCTAATGGCGCGACGGGGCCACAAGGGCCACAAGGGCCACAAGGGCCGCAGGGTCCGCAGGGTCCGCAAGGGCTGACGGGCGCTGACGGGGCGACTGGGCCCGCAGGGCCAGACGGTCCGCAG